TCACCCATTGGATCGAATCAATAGCGGCGGCCTCGAGGTTATCGCCGGCATCGTCGGCATCGCCGGCATCGTCGGCATCGCCGGCATCGTCGGCATCGCCGGCATCGCCGGCATCGTCGGCATCGCCGGCATCGTCGGCATCGCCGGCATCGTCGGCATCGCCGGCATCGTCGGCATCGCCGGCATCGTCGGCCGGACCGAAAACCTCATCCAACATTCGTTCGGTATCGTCGTCGTCGTCGTCGTCGAATTGTTCGATCAACGACGGGATCGCTTCGGCGGCCGATACTGGCTCGGCTTTCCCCAACGCAACCAATATTTCGGCGCAATTGAGATCATGGATCTCGCCGGCAAACACCGGCCTACCGTCGCCGATTGTATGCCTTGTGATTCGTACTAGCATATTACCTCCGTATCCGCCGGCCGCTTTCTAGCTAACCGGCAGGTTTTTCGCCTGGCCCCGCAACGCCAACACGGCGATCGGCGTGCCATTCGTATGCGTCCCCGTGACATTGACCACAACCCGCACATAGCGCGCGTTACCGCGGTATTCGGTCATATACACCGCGTCGTCCTCGTCCGCCGCGTTAATCAACGCAAACGTGCCGGTGTTCGTGCCGGTGACCGCATTGGTAATGTACGCATCGGCACAATCGGCAAATGTGGAATCATCGGCCGACGTTTCGATTTCCAATTGGATGTGGTTGGATCCATCCAATGTGTCGCCGGTGGCACCGACCAACACATAGAATGCGACCGATTCGTAGTTTGCCATATCGACCGATGCGCTATCGACGTCCGCGGTGGCCGCCGCCGGATCGATCAATTGGGTATACTTGAGATTGTTTTCAAAATCTCGGAGATTGCCGCCCATGGTTTCGTCCTCTTTCTTTTTTCACTTGGGGATCTGTTTCCAGATCCCCAAGATTTTAACTATCCATCACACCACTAAATGTTAACCCGCGTGACGCGCGTCCAACATCGCGGCAAAACTTTCCGCATGGCGAATCATCACGTCGGCATCCTGCAATGCCACCACGCGGATCCCGCCGGACTTCGACAAGCTTGCCATATCCACGTTGATATCGATCGACGACCACAAACCCACGATCATTTCGGCCCAAATGCCGAACGCGATGGCGGAACAATCGGTTGAGGATCCCTTTGTCAACGTGCTGGAAACCTGATTGGTCGCATACGCCGGATATCCATTGATCTCGCCAACGCCAGGCGCCGAACCGTTTTCCCAAACCCACGGACCGACCGCGGCGGTTGCGTGCTGCGGCGTTTTCTTGAGCTTGCCACGAATCCGGTGATTCGTGATGTAACCGGCGGTGCCGATCAACGCGTTATCAACGGCAACCTCGGATTCCAGATCGACCACATGGGACCACGCCGGCGCCAATCCATTGGTGCCACCGGCAACGGATCCGATACCGGACGTCGCCAAAACACCGGTCGGTTCGCTTGATCCGGATCCGTGTATTGCCTTGAGATCGATCATGGTCGCCAACGTGGTGGCCAGATCCATCTTGAGTCCGTTTTCAATTGCGATAGACGACTGCAATAGCATCTTGCGCGTAATGTCGGAGTAGGCGCCGAACGTATACGGCGTCATGGTGGCCTGGCCGAACGTCAATGCGGATTCGGTAACATCGACGCCCTCGGCGACGATATACCCGGTTGCGCCGCCGGTCTGCTTAGACACCGCGAAATCCCCGACCAAACCCGGATAATATTTCGCACCGGCCTGCGCCACGACCATGGCGTTCCTCAACATTTCGATCATCGACATACCGGCGTCTTCGGTGTTCACGGTATAGCCACCGGCACTATCGGTGCCGACGTTGATGGCGCGACTCGTGAAATCGTACGGGATATAAAGCCCTTCCGGCTCTTTTCCCATGTTGTCGGCCACCGTTCGACTCGCCTCGAGTTCCAGGCCGGCGGCACTGGCGTTGCGCTGCGACGGACTTACCAGATAACGCAAAGCTTTCATCAGATTGAAATCGCGCGTTTCCTGTTTGCTAAGTCCGATTGCCCCGGTTTCCGGTGCCTTGGTCACTTCACCGGCGGTTTCCATGGCGGCGAGAATGGCCAAACCACAATCGGCGGCCGACCGGTCGGAATGCAGGAATTGATCGCAAATCTCGGCGTGCTGCGGATGCGTTTTCCGCATCGCCAGGATTTCCGCCGACCGTTCGCGCTCTCCCTTGAGAGCATTCGCACGCTCTTCGACGCGGATGGCATCCACGTCCACATCTGCGGTGATGGTTTCGGTACCCATAGCTTCGATCTCCTTATCTAAAGGTTTGACGTTGATTGTTTGCGGATGGTCGCCATCGTCGCGACCCACGCCCACCGTGTAATCGTTTGGCGCCGGTTCAAACGAGATTTCGAATGGCTCCCAATCGGTTACGAGGTAGGTATCCGGTCCGTCGTCGCGCTCTTCGATCATCTTCATTTCGTGAATGCGATAACCAACCGACACCGTTCGGCGGATGCCATCTATCACGTCCTGAAATATTTCATTGGCCCGCGCGCTATTACCAAAGCGCACACTCGCCCGCCCCATGCGGTCGTCGTCAATGCGTATATTTTCGGGAACCGCGACTAGATCGGAACGATCGTGGCCAACCAACACGGCGCCGGCCGCCTTGATTCGCTCCAACCGCACCGCACCCGGCGAATGGTCCAAAACTTCCTGCCCGAACCACTGTGAACATGGCGCCTCACTCGAAAACGCCAGTTCGACTGTCCGCGCTTCCTCGTCTATGAATCCGCGCGTGGTTTCGCCATGCGGCGGCAAAATAAACGCCGCTTCGCGATACACCTTTTTGCTCTTAATTGTCTGCGTCTTGTCCGCCATCGCCGGCCTCCTTGCCGTTGCCACTATTGCCCGTCAATGCCTGTTCCGACGTGATACCGGCGGCCGCCATCGCTTCGCGTTCCAACTGTTGTTGCCGTACGTTATCGTGGAAATTCGATCCCAATTTGGCGGCCTCGCGCGTGTATGTGGTCAAACACATCGATATCGCTTTCCCCGACGCGTTAACGTCTTTTAGCGGATCAACCCATGGCCACCTATGCGCGTTAAATTGGACTTTGGAATATTTGCGGATTCGCGATTGTTTCAAAGGTTTGCCGTTAATGGTCAACTCACCACTCAACAACGCGCGTTTTAGCCAATGGTTATAGACCGGCCGGCACAGGCGCGCGATTAACACAACCTCTTGTAACATCATCCATACATCGCGTTCCTCAATCGCGCCGGCGCGCAAGCTTGAAAAATTCACACCCTCGAGATCGTTAGCCAACGAATTATACGACACCAACAACCCCGCGGAGATCCCGCGTAAAATCGACTTAACAAAACTCCCAAACTCGCCATGCGGATACGCTGGATCATGCATTTGTATTTCGGTGCCGGCGTCGAATCGATTCACCGAACCCGGCTCGGTGTCCATATACGTTCCGCCGGATCCGTCGCTTTCACCGGCGTATGAATCACCATCGTCGCCGATGATAGAAAACAGATTGTTGGCACCGGCCCGCGCCGCCACCAACGCGGAATCTTCGAACCCGTCCAACATTTGCATCCGCGCTAGACTGGCGCCCATCCATGGCAACCCGCGCGATTGACCGACGCGATCCGGCAGAAACGCATGTTCGATATCCGACGCCGGCACGCGATGATATCGCCGGCCATACGGCCCTATATGGGTACTGTCTTTCGAATCGGTTCGGAGATAATATGCGGTGCGTTGGTTGTATCGGTTGAATTCCATTCCCATCTTGATAGACGCGCCTGATCGGCCATCCTCGTTGTGGTCCACATCTAACGTTTCGGGATCGATTAATTGCGTTGCATACTGATATTTTCCGGCGAATCGGCCGGTATAATGGCGCAACAATGATTCGCCGTCCTCGGCCACCGCGCCGACGAATAACCGCTGTTGGTCCAACCAATTGTTTTGACCCTCAATGTCGCAAAAGTCCTCGCACCATTCGCGCCAATTTTCCTCAATGCATTGGTTCGCCAGATAATCCGGTTTGCCGCTCATACCGACACACATCGCGGTTAGCACGGCGCCGCGTGGACCGACAACATTGCCCTTGACCATCGCGGTAAATTTCTTTGCGTAATCGTTGTTGCACACTTGTTCGCGCGACCGCGCGCGCAACGTACGCAAACATTCGCGGACAACATCGTCCGCGCTTTTGGGCGTTGTGGTCCAACCGGCGGTCAATCGGTCGGTGACCGCGGAATCAAAATATCGCAACGCCGCGGACCGCCGACCGCGCGGCCTGGCCGGACGTGCCGGCAACCGGCGAACGGTTGGTTTTGGTGCGGCGCCGCGGACGGACGACAACCGGCGGCGATGCGTTTTGTTTTTGCCGATGCCGAAAATGTTCATTTAACAAACCTCGCACGCAACCGGCCGGCGTTGCCGTTACCGTTGGCAATGTCTTTTTTCCGTTGTTCGCGGTTGTATTCGGCGCGCCATACCTTGCGTTCCTCCAATAATTCCGTGGACGTGAAACGCGATAGAGATCGGCCGGCAAGGGAATACGTGGCGATGGTGGGATCATTCCGATTTATCAACGCGGTGTTGATGGCATCCAAATTCTTTTTGGCCACCGACCGCGCGTCATAATTCGACGATTGGTCCGCGTAATTGGTGACAACCGTCATGGTGCCCACGGCAACCAAATAGATTGCGGTGCCATCGGTAACGTATGACTGCCACTCGTATTCGCCGGCCGACCAATCCGCGGAATCCGTTGGATCGATTTCGGCCAAATGCGTACCGTCGCCATTGTCCGACCCGGTAACCGTGCATTTGCCATCGGCGTTTACCAAAACAATCGAATATGTCCACCCATCCGCCGGCAAATAATCCGCGATGTATTTGGTCCACTTGACCGACGTTCCGGCAATAATCTCGGCAGGTTCGGATGTAGGAATGTTAATCACCGTTGCCGCCTCCGGTATTTATTGAGATAATTGCCGGACTTTCGCGCACGCCGGCGCGCCGGCGCGCGATCCGGCGCCGCATCGTCGGTGGCCGACACCGAATCGTCGGCGGCCGACGCCGGTCGCAACCGTTCGGCCAATGCTTCGAAATCCGGATTAAGCAAACACAACGCGGCATATCCATACCCGCGGTTGTCCAATGCTTCGTTGCGTGGTCGGATCCGGATCCATTCCCGCTTTGGCGTACCCTTAACCATCCGCGTGACCACTTTTTCGGCCGCCAATTGCGAAAAATGTTCCTCGTCGTATTCGTGATTTAAGGGAAAATGTGCGTAACCTGGCCCCGGCGTTTCGACGCCTAACCGCGAATGGACGTGCGACTTTATTTCGTCCACGCCCAACGTGAATAATTTAACCGGACGGCGATTGCGGCCATGGCGTTTGCTGCTGGGCGCCGACACCATCGGACGTCCGAATCCCGCCATACCCTTGATTGCAAAGATTCGTTTGCTCTGCCGCGTCCGGCAGTATTCATAGACGCGATGTGTATGGTGTCCGCCACTGTCAATACAAGACGCGGCAATCCCAATAGTCGCGCCGCTTTCATGTTTGAACCGTCCTCGTATTAGAACGTCGTCTAGTAATTGCCACACATCGTCTTTATCTGGATCGCCCCATAGAACACGATATGTTATGTCCCAAGATTCCTCGCCAATCCCGTACCCGTAAACGCCGACCTCGAGGCGATCACCTTGGACGTCGATGCCGGCCACGGCGACCAACGCGCCGGCCGGCATCTCGGCGGCGTATTGTTCCCGGCGCGCAAACAACGTCGATGGTTCGACCACATCGCCAGGTTCTTCCCACGTTTCGCCCAACTGCGTGTTAACCCACGCCTTGAGTGATTCGGTGTCTTTTTTTGCTCGTAGGAATTTCGACACCATCCGTTGCATCGGCGCCCACGGCGAATAGATGGCATTGATGTGGAAACCGGCGATGCCGTTAAACGGCGCTTCGGCAATCCAATTTCCGGTTTTCAACCCAACGACAATATCGCCATCGCTCCACTTATCCCCACAATGGGCGCATGTATACCAAACATCTTCGGGAACCTGCGGTTTCTTGACTTCCCACGTAACATTAGCCCAAACCAATTTCTGATATCCGCCGCACGATTTGCACGGTATGTGGAAATATCGTTGGTCGGATTCGAGAAATGCCGATTCGATTGGCGATGCGTCTTTGATTGTTGGCGTGGAATCCTGCACCATCTTGGCGCCGTAGTAATTTTCTTGACGCTGAATAATCAAGAAATACGGATCGCCTTCTTTGCCGGCGGCCTCGGCCAACCTATCCCGCTCGTCGATAAAGGCATATTTTATTGGACGCGACGCCATATCGGACGGCGCATTTCCGCCGATTAATGTGATTTGGCCGCCAGGAAACTTTTTGTGTTTCAGTGTATTGGAGCTATCCCGCGATTTGGCATCTTTAACCTTGGCCCGCAACGCCGGCGTATCCCTAATCATCGGCGCCAGGCGATCCTTTGAAAATGTGTCGGCGAGATTCAACGTCGGCAAGACCCCCAACATGGGCGCCGGCGCCAGATCCATGCAATAGCCCATGATATTTTCCACCATGGTTGTTTTACCTATTTGCCCCGACGTCATAAATACAAGTTCTCTCACGTTCGGATCGTTAAATGCATCCTGCATTTCGCGTTGATACGGCGCCGCGGAAACCCTATATGGTCCGGCGGCATCCGCACTTTCCCGGCTCAACATCCGCCTTTGTTCGGCCCACTCGCTAACCTTTAACCTTGGCGGCGGCGCCCATTCCGCCGCCACCACTTTCGCCAGGATCCCCGCCGGCGAGTCCGCACAACGCGGCGTGGATGGATTCGGCAATTGTGTCTTCGATTGCCGGCAATGGCTCATCGGCCATAGCTTTCATTTGCATAGCCAACCGCGGCGGAATGGTTAGTAATAGCGACCTGGCCGACAAAACTCGATCGGCCCACACCTCGGCGACGTCTTCGGATTCGAGTAAATTGCCCTTGAATATTTCCACCTCGAGTTCCGTTTTGTCGGCTTGCGCTTTTTTCAACCGCGCGGATTCCTGTGTCAAATCCAGATCGTCGCCGCCGCTCCCGGTCGGCGCGAAACACGCGCGCGCCGCGTCCGCCATCCGAAATAGTTTTGCGCGACCGCGGCGGCCGGCAGGTTCGACGCCCTCGAGGCGCTTTGCAACCGTCCGCCGGTCCATATCCAATTCGACCGCAAGTCCGGAGATCGACCACATTTCGGCGGTCATTGCCATTAGGCATTTCCGCCTCGTTGTGGTGGAACACTAGGGCGGCCTGAAACTAGAACGTTTTCGGGATCGCGCTTACCCTCAAGGCATACCCTTAGGAAGTACCTTTTGATATTCCCAACCCTTTGCGGTGTAATGTTTTGTGAGAGTAAGCGCATTTTGCCGCCGTGGTGATCTGGCCAGGTTGCTCCCTCGGGGATTCCGTTCCCCCTGGCCCGGTATGGCGACTATGGTAGGAGATTCGTCTGGTACGAATTAGATCGTTCGGTTATCGCCACGTAAAACCTTTGACGGATCCACACGCCGGACACACCAATCCGGCGCCGACCTCCGGTATCGCGACCACTAACGCCATGGCCACCGGCACGGTTACCCTTGTCCCGTTTCGGTAATGCCTTATGGTTTCCTCGGTGTATCCGGTCAACCCGGCAACCGCATCAAGATTAATCGACCGGTGGGATTCCAAATAGCGGATAAAATTTATCCGTACACATTCCAATAATTCGTCTTTTGTTAGCCCTGCACCTATTGTTCCACATGGAACGGTTGTTGTGCTACTCATGGGTAAAGGTCACCTCAACGATTAATTGCGCGCCGCAACGCGGACACACCGCGTCGGCCGTTATGGCGCGATAATCCCATGGTTCGATGCCGATCACCTTGGCCGACATTGCCAACAATACGGCCCACATCACCCAATAGGTTACCGTTCGTATTTTTGCCCACCGCGGCGGTTTCATTGATGCCCCCCGCCATCGCTATCGCCAACGCCGGCGGTTTGTGTTGGACAATCGCCACGTTGTTTCGCCCCATCAAGAACGCGGGCACAACGGAAATCCTCATCCGCATCATATGCCCACCATCGCCGGTATCCGTCACGCGCCTCAAGTAACGCCGATTGATCGCTATTCCGTACGACGCGCCACACGGCACCGTGTTCGCGGATGCGGTTTTTGCCCTTAGCCGATATTCCTTCCATCCGATATTCCGCCATTAGGCTACCTATCCCCCCTGTTATCGCGGCGCCGACCATGCAAATAATCCAACACCAACACACCGCCCAATGCCATGCCAACCACAAATCCGACTATTGAGGAAACAATACACGCAATCATCGGTTGCCCCGCGGATCGTCCATCACATATACCGTGCGACCAATTAGATCCGGCAACGTCGCATCGTTGTTGCCCAACACAACGGTTAGTGTTTCCTCGGCGGCAACCTGCCATCCGCGGACCTGGCCAACCGCCGCCGGCGCCGGCACGTCCGCAACGACCGCGCGCAACAAACACATATCGTGCAATTGTGGGAGGTTGCTTTTGTGTTCCCTTATCCACATGATCACGGCGGCCAACCTGGCGTCGGCCACGGCGAGACACTTTTCTAACTCGGCGATGCGGCACCCTTGGCACGCGCGGTTTGTCCGCGGTTGGCCACATTGGTCGCAAATCCACCACGTTGACCCGCGCATGTAATCGTTCATGGCGTCGCCTTTGTTGCGAACGTAACCACAACCGCCGGCGCGCCGGCGTGTTCGATGTGCTGGATCGCAATCGGCGCGTCCTCTTCGGTCAACACCAAATCGATTTCCTCGCACCAACGATCTAATTCGTCCGATTCCGGTCGTTCTAATCGGTCCATTTCTTCCCAAAACCCCAACCACGCCGTACGCAACCGTTTAAACCTGGCGTCGGTTATGACGAGACTCATTTTAGGTTCTCGCCACAATGCCCCCACAATCGGCTCCGCGGCGTGGACCGGCGATATATGCACATGGCGCCATAGTTTCCCGTCGTAACAAATGGTCCCACCGCAACGGATACACACGGACCGGTCGCCCGGTATATACACTTTGCTATCCATGACTCAAGTCCCCCCGCGGAATAGCGATCAACGTGATCGGTATATCGTCCAGACAATCGCCGGCACCATCGGAGGCATCCGCCCATGTAATCGGTTCGCTCTGCATTGTGCGGCCGCCCGGATGCAACCCGACCGGCGACGCGATGGTGTCCATCATGGCGATCGGCATCGGCACCTTGGCAACGATGGCATCCACCGTTTCATCGAACCCGCGGCGCGTCATTTGCCCCCGGCGCCGGCGGTCGGCCATGGCGCCCAATTTCGCCAACACGGACCGATGGGCGCCAACCTCGCCACGCAATTTGTTGTTGATATCCAACACCTTACCTAATTCGCGCCTATAATCCGCGGCGTGGTCTTCGGCGGCCACTTCCAAGACATCGACCGTGGAACACATTTCGGCGATGTTGTGGCCGGTGAGAATCTGCACCATGCGGTTGGCGAATCGGCTAATCATCGGTTACCTCCCATGCCGCCACCATAGCGGCGTACCATCGTTTGCCTTTATCCGCGCGACGCCAGGATTAGCGGCGGCGGCCACCCCTATTGTTCCTCTGGCAATACCCCATAAATCACGGCAAATACGCGCGTATCGCCTGGTACGTGGTTACTAGCTCTCCAACCGTGTATCGGCGCGCCATGTAAATGTAATTGCTCTGGATTTCGCATACTGCCGGACCACACCGCCAACGGATTAGCCAACAAACCCAATCGGCGGCGTGCCCCGATTGCGTTGTCCGACTCTAAATCCATCTTGACCATCGCCAATCTCGATTCGGCCAACGCGCGGCGTTTTCTCAAATCGTTAACGTTGTCTTTCCAATTGGCCACCTCGTTGGCCAATTCCCTGGACTTGGCGGCCTCGTCTTGCAACCGATCATGCAAATCGGCCAACGCATAGTTTTTATCAACCAATTCAACGGACAACCGTTTGTTTTCGTTGGTTATTCGATCATTCTCGGTTTCCAGTTTGGCCAACCTGGCGCGAAATTTCTCGCCAAACACGTCGGCCAACCTACCCGCGCCGGTGACTTCCACCGTCATTTTGTGCCGTTCCTTTGCCACATTATCCCCCTATCCCGCGATGCGTTGGGTTTCGCGGATTAAGCTTGTTCGCTTCAACCGCCGGATCCCGCGACGGATCGATTGCCGCGTTCCCTCCGGCGACAACCCCAACCGGCGGCCGACGCGGTGATACGACTCGCCAACCCGTGATTCGTCCAATCCGTAATAATGGATTATGGCCGCGGCGTCGCGCGGCCGGAGGTATGCCATTGCCTTGGCCAATTTCGCGCCGATATCCGACCGGATGGCGCCGGCGTCCGGCGGTTCGGCGTCCGATCTCATCATATCCAAATATGTCTTTTTTTCGCCGCCGGCGTTTCCCTGGAACGGTAGCGGTTTATCTAAACTATGGCTATTGGCACGCAACACCACGCACGCGCGGACTTCACTTGGCCGTAACCCGGTAGCGGCAACTACCTCGCTTTCGTCCGGTGCGGTATCGCTACGGCCGCCGGCGGACCATTCGGCGGCGCGCACCGTCTTTAAGTATCGCGCGGAATTCGCCGGCGTGGATACAACCCGCGAATGATAGGATATCGCACGTTGGATCCGTTCGATTATCCACCATCTGGCATATGACAAAAACCGCACGCCAGGTTCGCGCCGGAATTTCTCCGCGGCAACAATTAGCCCATAATTGCCCTCCGCAACGAGATCGTCGAATTCGACCCCATATCCGCGGTACAATGCCGCCACGACCAACACAAATCGCAGGTTCGCCGTAACCAATTCGTCGCGCGCCTCGAGATCCCCGCCCGCGATCCGGTCGGCCAACTCCAATTCGCGCGCCGCGGTGATAAGGGAATATTTTCCCATTTCACCCTTGTAAATGGTAAGTAGATCCCTCAATTATCGTCCTCCGTGCAACAAAATTCGGCGGCGTGGCGCGTCGGTTGCCGTAGACCACAAACCCCGCATTTATGGGTTGGCGTATCGATCCCGAATTGGAATCCATCGGCGGTTGCTAATCGACCCTCGCGCGCGGCGCGCCGCAATTGCGCCCGTTCTTTCGCGGTGTTAAAAATGTGGTCGGCCCATTCGGTGGGATTCATGCGTTGCCCCTGTTGACAAATTTCGGCCGGCGGCGGCGTGGCGCGTCCAACTGGCCGGTAGCCAAATGCGGTTCGACCGCTAGTCCAAAATGGCAACCAATGCCGCATAGACCCTCTGGAATTGCCATTACGCCGATACCTAGTTTTGCCACCGATCGGAATGTTCCCAACGGGATAGACTTCCGGCCCATCGCCGACGCGGTTTCGTCCATCCACGCGATGGTTGCCGCGTAGAATTCACGCACACCAACGAATTCGATCAAAACGAACGCGCAACCGCCGCCGGCGGCAAAGTCCGCCAGATACGCCCGCTGGTGCGGTTGTATGCGCGCCAATTCGAACCGCGGTATCTTGGTCTGCTTTGCGTCGAACGCCACGCCACGCCCCTGATAGACACCGACAAAATCAACTGTCGATCGCCCCCGCGTCCATTTGTCCCCGTCCCCCTGGCCACGCCTCCCCTGAAAAACCGGCGTTTCGATACGCTGGATTTTGCCCCATCCGCGTTTTGCATATACCTGGCAAGCTTGCAAAACGAGGTTTTCTAACCCTTTGCCGCGGTTGGCGTGGCCTGTGTGGCTCATCTAACTAGCCCCTATCCGCGCGACCGGCCGGCGCCAGGTTGCGACGCGGCGCGTCATGCGGACCGCCGACCACTTTCTTGGCCGATTTCTTGGCCTCCGGTGCCGTATATTGCCCCTCTTTGGCGTCGGCCAATACCTTTACCCGGTTTTCGTCTAGCCACTCTGTTTTCGCCATGGCGCCATCTTTGGTTTCCTCCGGCTGGATCCCGATCGTCGCGCAACCGGTTAGCCACTCCGTTCGACCAATCACCGTCCCCGCAAATCCGGTCAAAATGTCTTTTACCTTGCTCCCGACCTTAACCATGGTTTACCTCCGTTTGGTTGTTCCTGGCGTGTTTTACGCCGGCGGCGGTGCCAAAACCGCCCATTCGATCGGATGTTCTGTTTTTTTGCACGCAACGACCGCCTCGAGAACCACATATGTCCGGTCGTTTTCCATGGCCAACCCCGCCGCCTCTTTCAATGCCGCATCCTTAGTAGGGAAACGGTTACCGGCGATATGTGCGGCGGAATCCATGATTACCCAATATTTCGCCAGATCGATCATGCCGTACCTCCGTGCTGGCCAACCATATCGTTCAACTTATCCCACAGGCCAAAGCGATATACCGGATCCTGGCCGCCGATCCAATCAGAAGCCGACGCCAGGCCCGTCCTACCAACGATTTTTTCCAGTTCGGCCTTTAATAGTCGCAACGCAACGTTCCGTTCCTCGGTGGCCAACGCCTCCGGATCCGGCCGCGGATTCGCACGTATGGCGTCCATAACTGCCGTCACGTCCCCCGCGGTGATCCGTTGGATACCTAAACCATGCGTGATTCCGGCGAGTGATACGCCGCGTTCTATCGCCATTTCCGTGATGGTTTTGGTTTGTTTTGCGGTAGGCAATTCGGGGGGGGATCCGGATTCGGCCGACGCGTTTGCGCCTTGTGTACCTTTACGTACACCGGTATCTATTCCCCCCTCTGGATCTTGATCTTGATCTGGATAGGATAGGATAGGAAGACCGGACTTGTGTTTGCACCGGTGTAGACACTTGTGTCGCCACCCGTCCGGCAACGAATCGGTCCATATGTTACCATCCAGTAATTCAACGACTTGCGGAATTATCGTATCCAATAAATGCGAATCTGGGACCGCCAAAACCGCCTTTATTGCCGCCTTCCCCGACGATCCGTTGCAAATCGGATTGTATTTTAAGAAATGCGGCAATAATACGACCTTGGCATCGTCGTCGTATTGGATCAACCCCACGCCAACGAGATCATCGATGGCGCATTTGGCCGCTTCCGGATCACAAATCTCACTTGCGGCGAGATGCAATGTCGTAACGCGGAAACACCCTATACAATTCGTTTCGGCGCCGGCCAATAGATAGATAAAGACGAGTTTGGCATGGTCGGATAGACCTATTACCCGGCGGTCCGACCAAAACCGCGTCGCCAATTTCCCATAATCACGCATGGCATTTGCCTCCGTGCATTCTAGCTAGCCGTTTCGCGTGCCTCTGTATCGAATATCAGAACCCGCGCGCCGGCATCCGACTGCACCCACCATTGCCCGCGGCCGGTGGGAACCGTAGACCGACGCGCGTCCATGATCCGACCACGGACCAACCCATGGTCGGCCGATACGGCGATATTGCGATTGAGGCGGATTTTTACCGTGTTCATATCTGGCCGCCCATCTCCGGCGTGTAATCGCCGGCAAGCCCCTCAATCAATAGGCGCGTCGATTTTGGCCCCAACCCGCGCGCCATCGATTCGAAAAAGGCGGCCTGTGTCTTCGCCAACCATTGCCATTGTTCGGCCCGCGGCAATTGCGCGTTGTGTAACCCCGCGTGGCAATCCGGACACAACGGCATCGCCAGATAATCGGAGGCCCGCAAGCCCGCACCGGATAGCCCACCAACCCCCTTAATGTGATGTGCTTCAACGTCGCCGGATCGGCCACAATGCGCGCACGGCAACAACCGGATCCAATTCAGATATGCCTTTGATCGCCACCGCATCATTCTGGCCGCCCTGGCAACGCCATCTCAAACAACAGACCGTTGTCCGATGGTATGACCGGTTGAATAATCTGGATTTTACGGGGGATCAAACGGACGTCATGTGGCGCGACTGCCGGCGGATTGTTGCGGTTGTCTTGGTCTAAATCCCTGCCAACCGGCGGACCTGAATACTCTGGATTAATCCAGAATACGCGGAATCTGCTGGCGCGCCGGTTATCCGTATTCGGGATTATCCAATCCTGCCGACACACCAAATTCCGGTCAAACATGACCAATTCACGCAATTTTTTGCCATCGCACAAATGGCCGGTTAGATCGACGATATCATGGTATCGGAAACAACCCCATATCCGCGAAAATGCGGTGTGGCCGTAGCGGAGTATCAACGCATGGTATGCCCGCAAACACGCGTCCGGCGGCGTTGGATGGGATTGTCTCACGCCGACCCCCCCTCGTATGCATAACGCTCAATAGCCAGCCGCAACTGTTCGCCGCCGCTTTGGGATCGCGCATCATTATACCAACCTTCGACACACCGCTTTATGTCGCATTCCATGTAATACCCGGTGCCGTAAAATGCGGCCGCGGCGCGCATAATATCAAAACACGTCCGGTGATACCTAAATGTGTTCAATTCCCCGTCCCACGCGCCCACGGCGGTAACGGACGGTTGGCCGACCGGAATAGCCCCGCGACAACCGGAACAACGGTGTTCCTTCCGGCCGCATAAAACGTCGGTTGTACGAAAGAAAGATGGTCCCTCAATGCCTACATCGGCCCCCAAACAATCACAATAGTCGTTGTTCATGCCGACCCCCACAACACGGCACACGCCGCCCACAGGGAAAGCAGACACCAAAACAGATACAACCCGCCGCGGTTGTCGGCGCGATGCCGGCGCCATCGGCGCCATCGGCGGATCCACGCGACCGCAAGACCGATCGCCACGGACACAAAGGCGCCGAACCACGTCATTTCATTCGGCGTTACCCCGTGGCCATCCAACCACTTGGCGAACGCCAACCCGGCGGCCGCCACGTTGTCCTCGAGAACCAACCCCCACTTAGCCAATCCGGTCCAAACCGTTAGAACCAAAAACACCAACGGGATTAACACCATCATGACGTGAATCATGCCCTCAATCGCGCCAAACCCGGTTTCGGTGTGTGACCGGTATTCCGGCAACCCCTCCGGATCATCGTTCCAAAATTCCGGATCCGGTTCGACGGATGGCGCCGGCGGCGACGCGGTTCCCACACCGGATGCGTCGCTGGTTATATCCACGCCGGCGCCGTGGCCGCCTTGCGAATCGCGGACCGCCGACGTTGCAAGTCTTTGCGCCAAGAAGGAAGCGCAACCCTCGTCGGCGGCCCGGTTGTTCTCATTATCTTGTGTCACTCGACAAAATACGTTAGCGTTGGTCATGACGTCCCCCGTTCGATTGTGGGATTGTCGTAGGGGATCGGCGGGCGTGTGGTAACCGGCGCCGATCCCCGCTTAAAACCCGTCATGTGTGGCGCTGTACCTCCCCCCCCTGTTGGCCATCCGTGGCGTGGGCGGCCGGTGTTCCCGTCACTGACACCGCGCCGATGGTTCCCCCGATGCGTCGCGCATCCACGTAGGCATGGATCGTTTCCAGCTCATATCGGATAGTCAACCGGCCACCCGCGGAACGATCCGCGATGTACGGCAACCGCGCCGGATCCGTCCGGCGCCATTTTTCCAAAGTTCGCGTACTGCGGCCCAACATTTCCGCCGCTTCTTTAGGTGTCAATAGATGCATGATTCCTCCGTGTACCCTGTGTTGCCCCGGTAGCACTATGTGACCGGTATGGCGTACAAGCTACTACACCATCACATGCCGGTCAACACCTAAATTGCATTTTCCGACATTTGGATATTCGCCTTGCGGTTAGTGGGGCTATGGCGTACTATGGGTATATCATGTACGCATTGAATCATAATCAATATGGGTTTACGGATGATAAAATTTCGCGCCTCAAGGAATTGCGCGTGATTGGATACGTATCCCTAACACCGGCACAACGAAACATCGCGGACGCATTAATTAGCGAACACTCTTTGTGTTTTCGCGAATATCTCGCAACTCTTATTCGTGCCGACTATCCCAATAAACGTGCCCTTGCTAAATCGCTCGGTATGGACCGCGGCAATGTGGCGATGTATATCAACCATCCTGTTAAAATGTCGCTTCCGTTTATTGGGCTCATTTCTCGGCTTGACTCACACTATGAATTAGCGTTTTTGCGATTCCACGAAATCACGCATTATTTTTTCATTGGATCCGACCACGCGGCGGCAATTACCCGCGTCGCAGAGGAACGCGCCATCCGCGCATTGGAAAAATCGCGCGACGAGGCCAACCGCCAGATTGCCGAAATCCTCGCCTCAACCAAATTAAACGAGGATAAAATTGGCTAACCCACTTCCCACATACCCGACCCCCGCGACGTCGCGAAACCTGTCCAAAAATGGCACATTTGCGGCACCGTCCGGCGGCCCCCAAAAAAGAAACGACCCGCCATTTGGCAAGCCGTTTGTTTTCTTCGGTTTATGGAGCTGGTGTGCGGACTCGAACCGCAGACCTGCTCATTACGAGAGAAAGAGTACGATATACACCATCATACGCCAACGCACTCTTTTTTCTTGTTTTACGTCCCGATTCGTTGTATTTTGCACACCGCTACCAACCCAAAGATACGCCATCATACGCCGCGTCGTATGGCACCAAAATGGCACGGGGGATTTTTGGAGATGGCATGGCGAATAAAATCGCCTTTACTAAACGCGCACTTGAGGCATTGCGACCGGCGGCCAAACGATATTATCGCGCCGATACCAAAGTTACCGGCCTCGGTATTGCTGTCTATCCCTCCGGATCCAAACGGTTTTTCTTTCGCCGCGGCGTGGCGGCATTTGACACCGGCCGGTTGCATCTAGGCATATGGCAAGACGGCGATATTCCGGATATGACGATTGACCAGGCGCGCCGGCGCGCGCAAGCCTACAATACCATGGTCAACGAGGGAACCAACCCCGCCGACGAATTGGCCGCGGCGCGCGCCAGGCAAAAACACGCGATCACCTGGAGTAAATTTTTTCGCATCTATTTAGAACAACACTCACGCGTTCATAAAAAGACGTGGCGATCCGATTGGTCGCAATACAAAAACCATCTCGCCATATGGCGCAACCGAACCATCTGGCCGGACCTCGAGATTACGCCGGCGGATGTGTCCCACCTATTTGCGAAACTCGTAAATGCCGGCCACGCGCCCACGGCAAACAAGGTTTTGGCGCAAGCTCGGTCTATGTTTGCCCGCGCCGCCGAATGGGGAATGGTCGGCGGTCCCAACCCGGCGGCCGGCATCAAGAAAAAAGCGATCGCCGGACGGATCCGGCGCGTCGAACCTGGCGAATTTCCCGACCTTTTTGCCGCAATCGCCGCATATCCCCACGATTGTATGCGCGAATTGATCTTGGCATTTGTTTTTATTCCCATGCGGAGCGGCAACACCAAATCGATGGAAATCGACGCCGTTTCTTTCACGGATGGATCATGGTCAATACCGGATACAAAATCCGGCGAACCCGAAATTGTTCCCCTGTCCACGATCGCGCTAGAATTGTTGTCTAAACGCGTTTGTCGGATGATTGGATGGGATATGGTGGCTAAATGGGATAAATCCCAACAGGCCAAATCACGTTTCGAAACAACCGGCGACGCCGGCGACGCGGAACGTTTTAGACAAATGTGGACGTCGGTTTTGGGGGAAATCGACGCGCGCCGCGGCGAAACGCCACGCTATATGTTCCCGTCACGGAGCAAATGCGGCCACATTGTCGAATATAAACGCGCATGGGATTGGATTTTGACGCGTGCCGGCATAGCGAACGACGGACCGCGCAAATTGAGAATCCACGATATGCGGCGTACCATTTGTTCGATTCAGGCTAATGAGGGTATTAGCCTTACGATTGCGAGTCGAACATTGGCCCATCGCAACCTAGAAACGACGCGAAAGATTTATACCATCGTGGATATGGATCCAATGCGTCACGCACTAGACACCGCGGCCAACAAAATGCGTGAATATGGGTGTGGTTATTTTACGCTGGCCCACACTCCCCCTGGAGCGGACGACAATGCCCAATAAGGAAACAATCAATAAGGCATTATTGGAACTAATAGATAACATCGAAACATCCGCACTAACCTGCGACTATACACCGTCGCCGGAGGTATGCCGTAAAATCCGCTGTTTTGGCGAACGATATGGCAATATCACCGGCCGGTTTATGGGTAGACAATCGCCGCCGGTTGTCGCGCGACCGCGGCGCCGTGGCGGTGTGAAATGGACACTATTGCGGATCGCCGCGGAATTCGAGGCAACGGCAATCATGGCCGGACACCGACATTATCCCGGTCGGTTAACATGGGTACTGGCGGACGATACCGACGCGCCAACACCAACGCCGCCGCCGCCGGCGCCGACGACGCCAACAGGACCGCCAAAACCGCCAGGCATAACCCGGCTCCGGTGGGGATATATGCTTTACCGGCCTGGATGGGAACCTATTTTGCGTGTAGTAAAAAAGAAAAAAAGGATCGCATAACCCACGACCGGCAGGAGAATCCCCCGCGGCGCCGCAACGCGTATCGGGGGATTTTTCCGGCCGGCGGCCGCTAAATTGAGATGGTGACCGCGCGCAACGTCGCCCATATCGTTACAACCATCACCGACAACGCGATAACGACCGGTTTTTCGTACCATCGCGGCAACCGATCGTTTAGCGATTGAATAGTCTGTTCAAATGCCCGCCGGTCGATTTCGCGTAACGTATCGCGCAATTCCAGTTCGCGCCGGTATGTGGCGGCCGCGGCCACCGAATCCCGGCGACACACACGGAGATCCCCCCGCGCAATAGCTAATCGGTCCTCGAGGCGGCGGCCGTATTGGATAGCGGCCCGCAAACTATCGGCCGATGTTGGGCTATTCGCCGCCTGGCCGATCGCCGGCAAAGGCGCGATCCATAAACCCATCGTCGCCGCTAGAATCAAGATCATTGCGTTCGCGGTCGGTTTCGTCGCGTATGGCGTCCACGTCGCGTTGTCTCGCATGTTCTATTTCCCCCTGTTCCGTTGCCGCCTCTGCTTTCGCGGCGCCCCTGCGCGCGTCCGCGGCGGCCTGGCGCGCGTTGCCCACATCGGCCTCGGATGGTCGCCGGCGGCCGGCAAAGATTCCCAACACGCCCAACACAAACCCCGCGATAACACCAATCCACTTTAAAACCCGCATAATACCCCCTATGCCGCCGGCGCCGTGGCATCGACCAAATTCGACGCGTCGGCCAACAGTTCGCGAACCTCGCAATCGCTCAACGGATCGTTGGTTACATCGGCCTCGTATTGCCGGCCGAACATGACCATTCGGCCACCGTAGATATTGAGCGGATACACTTGATAGAGATCGTCCGTATAGTCAACCACGCCGATCCCTTGTTGCCAGTTTTCCCGACCGTTTTGGCTCGGAACGATGCCGTCCAACCGCGCCAATGTCCCCAACGCGTACGCGCCGTATGTAACCGTCTTGTTGTGCGAATGCGTGGTTACATGGGCGGATTCCTGGCGATGTGCGTGCCCCTGAATGATCGACGTCCGTGGCGAATCCAACATTTTCATTGCCGTTTGACCGGACTTGGCGCCGACCTTTTTGCCGTGGATCATCAACAGATTGTCATTAATCCAATATTCACCCTTGGGATAATCTCCCACGTATTCGATTCCCAACGCATCTAACCCCAACATAGACCGGATGGACAATAGCGGCGCCGCGGCCGGCATGTTGGCCGGTTTCAACTTGTACGCCGTGGCGGTGTTGGTCATTAGGCACCGCACTAGACGTGCCTCGTGATTCCCCTCAACATAGACCACTTTGCCGCAATACGGCCGGACGTGGCGCAACCACGCGGCGAACCAATTGATTGACATTTGACTGGTAAACGCGAATTCCGGAGATTGGACGAAATGATCGCTCCAATCTGGCAAATCTAGCATATCGCCCAAAATCACCAATTGATCCGGTTGCAACGCCGTGATTGCCGCCGTGGCACAAGCGAATGCACGCCGATCGTGTAACGTACGCACTTTATAGTCGTCGAACGATCGGTGGAATCCTATTTGTCCATCTGCAACAACCACGGCGCGTTTCATCTGGCCGGCGGCAACCGGTGCCCGTAGGGGGGGATTCGGGCGGAGGTATACCGGCCGGACCGCCGGCCATTCGCATACGACCGGATCCCGCCGTAATAGGGTAGCTTTCCCCTGATACAACGGGATCAAACCGTATTTCGCGGAATGCTGGTGCCATTCGTTTATCTTATATGAGAGAACACGCCAATCATCTGAATCGATTTCGAATTTACGGAATAGCGATTCTAGCGTTGGGGGATTTCCAACCCGCGGAATCGCCACATGCGCGATATTTCCGTCTTCCTGCATCGATGGTTCTGTTGGGTAGGTTTCTGGCCCATCGTATAACGCCGCATCGTATCCCGCCGGCTCTGCCCATGGAAACGTCCGGCGGCAATCTCGGCACCTATATCGCACTACGATGGCGCCGTCTTTTTTGGTGCGTGTTTGGTGTCTACCGGTTTCCTGTGACCGGCAATATGGGCAATGCGGTCGCATTATTTATCCGTCTTGCCGAATTTCCTGGCGCCCCATTCGAGAACATTGCCGGTAATCACCACACCCACCACATACCAGACCAATCGCGCGGCCGATGCCTTGAGATCCACGAAATCGGCCGACGCCAGGTTATTCGGCACCGGTCCCCACATTAGATTAACCCACGCCAGAACCAACGCCAAAGTACCGTAAACCATTTTGCGTTGACCCTCGGCGGCCTGGCCCATCAAACGTTCGACGATTCGGTTAAACAATGTACGACCTCCGTGCTACTAAAGAGAGATTCCATCTCTCAATTCGTCGGCGACCCTAAACGCGCGCGTCGGTGTCTGCATCGCCCATTTCGAATTGATCGCCTCGCGCGCGGCCCAATCCCAACGCCGCATCTCAACCGCGTGGATCATTCGGCGGAATCCACGAAACCCCCCCGCGCCTAACTGGTATCTCATATTCATTAATGCATTTTTACGGACTTGATCGATGTTGGCCCAATGCCCTGGAAAGATCCGCTCCATATCTTGTTCGACCGACCGCAAATTGTTGACCAACATCACGGTGGACTCGGATTCCGTTACACCCTCGCCGCCGTGATCTTTATCGATATTGCGACCATAGCCAATCGTCAACGCGCCGGCGGTGCATACATACGGGAATCGCCGGTATCCCTCATCCGCGCGGATCTGATTGAGTATGTCCGTCATTGGGCGCCGGCCTGATCGCGGATCGCCGCATCATAACCCTCATGATACCGCTGATCGTCCTCGAGGAGATCGATTCTGGTTTCGTGGTTGTCCAGTATCCGCCGCAACGCCGCGTTCGTTTCGGTGTTCACCGCTGTTGCCGTTTGCATTTGCGATACCAGATATACCAACCCGATAACCATCACACATATCTGGATAGCATCTTTAACGGTTACCTCTGGTTTCCAACGTACAACCATGGTGTGTCTCCTATGGCAAATCGATCATCCGTCTTGTTTCATGCGTTTCCGCTATAAAATCCAACGCCAAACCATTGATAAAATCCACCAACGCCGCCTGGATTGCATCGGACCCGGCACTATTCAAATGGTGATCGCCGGAACTATTTCCAACACCGGTGCCGGTATATTCGTCTTTCGTAAACCACTTCACATCCGCGGCGCCAGTATGCTCAACCGCCATGTACCACATATCGAAAAAACGCAATTCCGGATGCCGGCAAACCCATACGTTTTGTAACCACTGACTGAAATCCCGATACACCGCCGCCTTTGCCACGGCATCGGCCGCATCGTCGAATCCGGCGGTTCCCACATAATCATCGTAATGGCGCAACGGTGGCGCCGTCGTAACAACTAGATACTGGCCAGGATTATTTGCGTGCCACCAATCGGCCGCGGTGTTTAACATCGTTTTGTAGGTCGCCAATGTATCCGCGTCCATATGCATATCTCGGTATCCCGGCTTGATTATTACGATATCGAACCGCGCCAAAGAATCCCGATATGCGCCACCGTTGGTTGTTGGCGATGCGGTGATACAATCGCCGATCAAATGGGAAAGTTTTACACCGTTGTTCCGGAAATATGGGCTTTCCTGGCGGCCGAACCCCTGGCCGCTGGCCCATCCGACCGTCTCCCCGTCCGGCCCCGTAAACCCGTCATAATCCCCATACGTATAGTTGCTATAATCGTGATCCCATAGGGCAATACCCGCGGCCAACGAATCGCGCATCGACGTACCGGCATGTGTCGGCGGCGTGTTCGTATCATCGTAATGGCCCGGCTCGGCAATAATATATCGGCCAACTGATTGGTGCCCCAAAAATACACTCACATCGGCGGCCGCGGCCAACGGGATCAATAGCGCAATTGCTAGAATTATTCGGCGCATGTTAGTTCTCCCCTTGGTCGGCACAAAATGCGGTTGGCCAACGCCAGGCCGACCACTCGGTTCGGATCCTGGCGTTATCCGGCACATATCCGGTTAAAACGCGGACCTCATCAAAAGCCCCATCATTGTAGTATTGATCTAACTCCCGTGGATCGCCGCCAATCGCCGCCCAATCATTTAGGGTTGTGGGGATTGAGTTATTATTTGCCGCCTCGTAATGGATTGTCGCGCCGTCGATCCATGATCCGGTTGTGCCGTATGTGCCGGTGGCCGGATCTATCATTGCAACGGCCATATGCCACGCGCCGCCGGTCGCCACGTCGTCGCTATATGTTTTTGTCCATTTCGCATTATTGAAAGTGAAAAAGAATACATCGCTATCAATAGGATCTCGCATAGTCAATTCCCAACCACCCGCGTTAGACGGCGCCGCATGACCCATTATTACGTTATTGGTATTTAGCGTATTGACCGAATAAAGTACCTGATAGGTGATCTGGACAAACACTTGTGATGATTGCCAATCCCATTCCGGCCTCGCGTCCATGACGCGGATCCCGCCGTCCTCGTCGAAATCCAACGCGCTACCCAATAAACCGGTGCCGATCGTGCCGGCGTTGCCGCGGTTAGACATATATGCGTCTTGATCGCTCTGCACATAACACGTTGTTGAATCGTTAAAATGCGCCACAAACGAATAATCAAACCAAACACTATCCGCGTTAGCGGTACTGGTTCGATCTGAATCCCCATACCACATATAGATGGAATCGCCACCGTCCCATAGCGTATGTTTCATAACATGCGCCTCAACCGCGCCGGTTACAGAATCATAGGCGGCAAGCTCGAAATGCAACTCGTTGGTGCCGGCCGAATCGCTGGTAAAATGGATATCGCCGCCGGTGCCCCTGGCAACGTTGCCGCCGGCGTCTCCGTCGCGCAAATCGTTGTGTGTGATTACTACGGGAATAACAAAATCGGTCAAATCGTCAAATACGGAACTATCCGGAATCGCAAACGTCCTCGAGGTTTCCGCGGCAATGCTTGCGGTTCTATCCTGCATATCAATCCAGGCCGAAAACGCGGTGGCGTCGTCGCAATCCGTTAGTTGTACCTGCGATTCGACCAACTGGCCATCCGTTGCCCCTGTCGCGATATTGGCGACTTGGTGGATGTATCCGTTGTCCGTCTCGGTTTGTGTCTGCCAGGCGCCGCCGGCGACCCGATAGCGGAACACCGCGTTAGAACACATATCGGCCTCGGCATCCAATGTTAGGTTTGCCTGGCTCAATGCCGTGGCCGTTGACACCGTATCCGGCGGCGTGGACTCGCCGGCAATGGCGATAACCGCGCTATCGATCGTGTTCCATCCGGACGTTGCAAACGCGTCGGTGCAATGATAGAACATCACACGCGTATCGACCTGTTGACCGTGTTCGCCGCCTGTTTCGATATCGGATACACCGTGCGATGTTCCCTCGGCGGTCACATCCAAGTTAACCCACGCGCCCCCCGCGACCCGATACGCAAAAATGGCACTGGCGCATTGGTCCGACGTTGCGGTTACCGATAGCGTATCGGATGCCAACACCATTGCCGACGCCGATGCGGCCGGTGCGGTCGTTGACCCTCCTATAAAATATTCATAGGCGCCGATATCATACGCGATACTTTGCGGCCTGGATTTGCCGGCATAATCGTCCGCGACCGTTGCCGTGGTATATCCGGCGTTTACGTTTTCACTATCGGACGCCAACGCCAAATTCCATGTTGGCGGAACGATGCCGCTCGTCTGTAATTCGTAATCCACAAACCCGGCGTCGGTGTAATCCCACCCATACCGCGCGTTGTTGGTCGCCGTGACCCCGGTTTTATGGAAATCGTTCGCGATTGAATCGCCATATACGTTATTGAACACGCGACAATTGGTTGTTGTGCCACTGAAATGGATAACCGGAACACCATCCGATTCATAGGCGGATTCCACCGGTAGAGAATCACCCAATTCGCGACGCGTTGATGTACTCCATAGCCCAACCAATGTGTTGTTAGATATCTCGCAATCGGTGGCGGTTACCAATTTGATTCCGCCCCAATTTGCCGTAACGATTACGTTATTTATGATATCCACGCCGGTGGGTAATCCGCCGGAAAATAGTATGCCATTCATTGCGGCCAACAAACTCGTATCCGCCAACGCATAGTTATGAAAATAGTTGTTTTCGATCAATCCCCCGGTAATGGCGGCATCCTGCCAATACCCCTGAATAAAATCAAGATGGTTATCATTTGCTTTTTTGAAATTGCCCATCGTGACCCCGCGTATATGCGGATAGTCGCACGACCCTAATTGTATGCCGTCTCCAATAATCAAATCGGTCGCACAATTGAACACGTTGGACGAATCGAATTCGGCGAGTTTAAACCCGTAATTGACCGCCGACGCGCGGCAATTTTGGAAATGGATTTTTGACGTCCGGCCGGTGGAAACCGGCACCGCACGAAACGCATTTGCGGCGCCGGCGCGCCATTCGGATTCGTTCCACGCCGCCGCGGTCGCATAATCGGCCGATGCCGCGGTGCAATCCTGAAATACTATATGCTGGGTATAGTTAACGTCGCCATTCGCCCCGTCGCTAACCTTGAAATAGCTCGGCACGCCATCAAACCCGGCGCGCGTATAATTGCCGGTGCCAACGCTCCCCTCCCAATCATCGCGCAACGTCTTGGTGTTGTGTATGTTCTTAAAATACCACATCGACCCGCCGGCGAGGTCCAAACTATCGACCGTGGCCACCTCGCCAGGCATACCAACAACCGCCAACCAATCGCCCCCCCAACCCCAATAGGAATAATTGATATCCACATATCCATGGTTACCATCGCGCAACACGCACACATCGCCGGCGCCGATGGTATACCCACTATCTACATGGTTGCCGTTGTATTGGTACCGTTGGAATATCGCGCCGGACGTGTATTCCGTGCCAAACCCCTGGAAAGGATTGTCAATAGACCCGTCGCCGGTCCCATCTAGCGCATTGGGATCAAAATAGTATACATTCGCGCCGGTAAAATCCATGGCCGGCGGCGTGTAAAATTCGCCGGATAGAATATCCTGGCCCAACGTCAACAAATTGACGTCACGATCCCCACCGATATACCGATACGATCCCGCACCGGTATAGTATCCCCCGCGGTATGTGCCGGACCCGGCGGCGGACCCGACCGCAACGACGACCGACAAAACGACCGTCGCCGCTATGGCGAGTCGTTTTAGCGCCATGTTACGATAACCTCGGTGGCGGCAATCAAATCGACATAGACCGAATCGGCGCCGCTACCGGCGAGATCAAACGGCCGCGGCAACCCATCGCGCAACGAAAAATACGCGTTACCGCTGGCATGACTTGGCCAGGTTTCCGCCACAACACCGCCGGCGCCGATGGAAAAGAAAGTAACGCGCGCGGTGCCATTCGCTAAGACGTCCGCTTCGATCGCCCCGTTGCCGCCGGTCAATCGAACGCCACCGTCCGACGTGATAACCGCTTCGCCGTTTGGCAACGCCGCTATCGTAACGGTGGCCACCAACAACGCCATAAAGATGATTGCGATCCATCGCATTTTCCGAACCTCCGTGTTTATGTCCAACTCTTCTCTTCGCGTGTAGCGATAACCGTTAAACTCGCCACCCAATAGTAGGTATCCGGACTGATAACCTCGGATGCAATATGCGCCCAATAGGTTAGATAGGTCATATCGGCAGTTTTATAGAATCGGAACGTCCGCGTCGTTGCGCCCATCGCGACCCGCAACGTATGCAACCCGGTCGAAAATGCCGAAATGTTTATATCGCTTTCCCGGCGTTCGGATCCGCTGGCGACGCCAACCCCGATATCCGTCGAATCTATCCGCAACCGCAACGTAAACCCACCGACCACGGCGCCCCGTGGACAATCGGCGATTGTTAGCAACGGGAAATAATTGGTTTCCTCGCGGATGTGGTCGGCGTTCGCCATCTCCTGATCTTTTTTTACCTCGGTGATCGTTTGCCCGCTCGACCACGAAACCGGAACGTGTACCATTACCAAATTACCTCCGTGCCATCGACCTCTGCCGAATCAATCTTGGCCTTTGTAGACAATACGGCCGGATCTATCATTGCGCTGATTTGTGCCGACGAATCCAACAGATTGACCGATACCCGATATACCTCGGCTTGTTCTAGGCTCAACCCTAATTCGTCCTCAATCATCGTTACCGCTTCGGCAATGTCGGCCACGGCGCCGGCCAATGTGGTGTTGATTACATAGGACTCGAGGCCGGCGCTAAACCTTGATAGGTGTTTGTTGACTCCGTTTTCCGCGGTCGGCCCATCCAATCGCCAACCCACCGAAAACTTTTGCGGATACGTGCCGTGCAACGTTGTGTCGGAGTCTACCGCCGTATATGACGCGTCGGTCCCGTCCATCGATAGATATTCAATGGTCACTTCGTTGGTTGCCTCGCGAATATCATCGTCTTTGACCATGGATATAATCGATATCGGCCCGTTGCCCCGCACGCCGTTTAGCGTCGCCGCCACGGACGTGGCCGGTTGCAACACCCACAACGCCAACTGTCCGGTTGGCGATGGATACACGGCGCCCTGGACCACTTTTAATAGATCCTGAATCATCTTTGCGATCGTGGTCCCCCGCGACCATTCGCCGCCGATGGTGTATGCCTCGGCGTCCGTGGCCAAACTCGTCCAATTTGTTGTATCAAATCGCGGATAGGTATAATTGGCGCCGGTTATCACATCATAGACCGTGATGCCGGCAACATCGTCGATAAGATGTTGGATCATGTGTACCGGCGACAATTCCGCGGCGGTCCGCGCTTCGGCCGTATAGATGGCGAATGTATCCCCCGCGGCATATGCGCCGCTATCGGTACTCCAACCCTCGAAATTCAATTGCAACATCCGGCCGCTTGTCTGCGCGTCGGCCAATCCCCATATCGTCGCGTCGGCGCTGATAGTCCCCGTTTGGGAATCGTCACCATCCTCGAGTACGATTTTAAACGCGGTCGCCGATGTAAAAACGACTAGAAATGTCTCATCGCGGATATTGGATGCATTCTGGTAAATAACGACCCCGGCGCCGCTGGCGTCGTTGTCGTATGACCTTGAATCGGCGTCGCGCGTGATCGATTTCACCTCGCTAACCCATTCCGAATCTTGATACATGATATCGCGCGGAATCTCAAACTTGAGCAAATCCATGATTACATCGTGAATTTCCAATGTGACCGTGCCATCGGTCGATTTCACGGATCGCTTAATCTTGCCTTGTGCGAACGTGGCCCACACGTCGGCGGTCGAAAACCCGCCGCGGATACAACACCAACAATCTTTGAAATCATAGGCCAATAGTGCCTTGTTGTTGTTGGTCACCTTTACCTGCCAACTCTGCCCTTGCAATATCCCCGGCTTGTATTCGCGCGCGCGCACGATTGGCGGCAACTCTTTGATCGTTTGGGTTGCCGTCAATTCCACTAACGTGGATGGCGCGCCGCCGGTGCCATCGTTCAACCGCACATACAGTTTTGCCCGCGTCGGTTCCCCGTTCGGATCGTTGCAAATGTCGGTAAATGCCGTTGTGAAATAGCTCAAAATCCGCCTATGATTCACTCAATGGTGTATCGATTAGCGCGCGTTGGGTTGCATTCATGTGGGTTGTTAACCAATCCACCGACGATAGCTCGGATTCGATAGCGGCCTCGAGAACCGTAACCGCCGATTGCGCTTCCCACTCGGTTTCAAGTCCGGCATAATCCGAAAATAGGATGCGATGCACCGCGGTCGATGTGCCATCGGTCCACCGGTCCAACCGAACCAATAGATAGTCCGCCTCCGTGTACCCGTTCGGCACACCGTTGGCGTCGTATGTCGGCACGTATGGGCGCGTGATACCTAGCGTTTGTGCTGTCGTTGCCATCGGTAATCTCCTTAGAACCGCAAATTGTTGATGCCCTCGCGATTCCCGTATGCGGCAAAATTCTCCGCGTCCATACCATTCAAAAAGTTTGTCCCGGTGGCGCCGGTTACCAACTTGAGTCCGTTCGTCCAAAAATCGCAATCGGCCACAAACCCGGTAACCCCCTCATCTATACTAATGACCGCCGGCACGCCGGCACCGTTATAGTCTTCGTGGAATTGGCACGATTGGAATCCCGCGACCGATTGGATCGATGGGTTGTTGCCCAAAATCCGGAACATAGTTTTAATCCCGCCATCCAGATCGCCGCCGCCGTGGCCGCCGGTAAAAAACGCGGAGTTCGTCGCATAAAACCGGACCTGGCCGGTCGATCGGACTAAATAATCCCATACGTTACCGGATCCCCACGTTTGGGCGCGTACCTGGCAATCATTCATGGTTACATAGTTGGTTGTCCCGTATGTGGACTGATCGGCGATCTCCAATAGATATGCGCTTGTGATCGTGCCGGCGGTCGTATCATATTGATTATCGAAACAAATACCCTGGAAATTTACCGCGACCTGGCTACCGTTCGTTGGTGTGATGGTGAGTACGGGATTTTGCGTTCCATCGCCGCGGATGTTAACACCCAATCCGGCGCCCATGCCTTCCCGCGTCGGCTTGTTTCGCGACCTTAGCGTTATCGTATCGGTGAATGATAACCGCTCGAGATAGTCGCCGTCTTCGATCACAATCACGTTGCGCGACGTGACACCGGTGGATTGCGCCGCGGTAATGGCGGCCTGGATCGTCGAATAATGCCGTTGGTCGGTGGCCGACGCGTGGTCTAAATTCGCATCCGTGAATCCCGGCGATACAAAAAAGAGGTTATCCGGCGCCGACACCATGGCCAACGTCGTTAGATTCTGCCGCATTTCTGGCCCGTGCGACTCGTCGTCGTCGCTCGGCAACACCAAATGCAAGATATCTTCGTATGCGTGGCTCATGTGATTACCTCTTCAATGGTATAAGACAACGAATATTTGCCTGGCGATAGGTATTGCGGATTGAATTCGGCATCAACCCACAACACCGGTATCGTGTTCGACGGATCGCCGGCCGGCAATAAATCGAACGTGCCGGCGTTACAATACACCCATAGGACATCTAAATCGTCCTGTGTGACTACGGCATGTTGGGCGGTCCAAACACGCGCATAATCCAACGTACGCGCGGAGACAACCATACCGGATCGCCTATGGACGATCCGCGCGACCTTGCGCCGGCGCGTTTCCCTTAGATCGTCGCCGCCGATATTGAACATCGGCAAATCATACGGATTGTAACCCGATCCACCGAACGGAGATGTTCCGAACGGTGCCGTACCAAATGCGCCGGTTGCGGAATATTGGGCGCCGGTTAGTTGGTATGCCGGATTAGCCACTTTAATCCTCCGGTCCATGTTGGGCGGCAACCGATTTTAGTTCGGCGTCCAATGCTTCGGCCAACCGGCGAACACTAATCGGATCATCTGGACTGATCGCCCCCGCGACATTTACGACAAGATCCCCGTTAACCGTCGCACCGCCGGCCTTTGCCGATTGCCCGCCGGCGTTGCTGCTTTTTATTGGTCCGATGAAATCGGCGCCAGGAATAACCGCGGCCGGTGGAAAAATCGACGATATCGCCGACGATACACCCAACCGCAAAAACCCCGAAAAGATCGTTCCGAATATCGACCGCGCGACGCCCCCCAACGACTCTAATAGATCCTTAGATTCGAATACCGCATTGGATATCGCGTCCGCCATGCGATCGGCACCGCCCTCGGCGGCGTCCGCCATCATCACAAATGTGGCGTCCGATTGTTCGGCAACGGTTCCCATGCCGGCGGTTGCGGTGGACCAAAACCGCGTTAGCGTTTCGACCTGATCCATCTGGCCCATCATGATATCGTGACCGGTGACCGCGGATGTAAAATCCTTGAGTTTGGTATTATCTATGCTATTGATCGCGTCGGCCGCGGTTGCGATCACGGCGGCCGCCGGCGCCGCCGCCCCCGACCGGACGTCGGCAACCTTTTCCCACATCGTGGTAAAATCTTGAACCGGCCCGCGATTCATTGCCATTGGTTCGAATACGGCTTTTGTTTGGTCGGCCGCCCCGCTTATACCGTCCGTTATTTTATCCCACCACGAATCTCCCATTTCGCGTTCAACACCTAATTCGTCCAACTGGCGCCTTAACTCGGCGGTTTTTTTGGCGGCCACGGCAATAGCGGCCGGCAAATCGCGACCTATCTGATCGACAACACTTGTCAACGCCGGCGCCAAACCTATGGCGATTGTTTGCGCCATTCCGTCGAATGCATGATCCAACCGCGTCATTGCGTCGTTAGCGGCGGCGGCCTTTTCGACCCCCACGGCATCCATAGTTAGGCCCAACCGGTCGGCCTCGTCTCGCATCGCCTTGACACCCGCGGCGCCGCCGGCGAATACCGGAATCAACTCCGACCCGGCTTTACCAAACAACGCCATTGCAACCTGCGTCCGCCTGGCCGGACCCTCGATATCATTTATCGCGGCGCCAATAGTCTCAAATGCGGTTTCTGGCGCAAGCTTTCGCAAGTCTTCGACTTTCATTCCGATTTCGGCGAAAGCCCGTTTTGCCGTCGATAGCCCATCCTCGGCATCCGACATATTTTTTTGCATCTTAACCAATGCTTTGCCCATAGTTTCGAACGACGTCCCCGACAATTCGGCAACGTGTTTGTATTGGCTCAATGCTTCGGCAGATACACTTGTTGCAAGTGATAGCTTGTGAATCCGATCGGCAAAATCCAACGATTCGCGCCCCAAACGCACGAAACTAATGGCGGCCACGGCGCCGGCCAATGGTCCGACCACGGTGGCCAGGCTACGCGCGGCGACACTTAGACGATTTATCCCGGCATTGGCCGACCGGAACGCCGCACCGGTTTCGTCTTTTGCCGTCATTCGTACCCGTATTTGGTCACCGGCCACCGGATGTCTCCTTAAAATACTGAACCCAATCGATATATTCGGACGCGGGCATTTGTTCCAGTTCGGTGATGGTCAATCCCATCGCATGTGCCACCCTATGCCGCTGGAATTTTACCGCGTCCATTATCCGTTTCCCGCCGGTCGTTCGTCACTTGCCCCGCTCAAAATCGTGGCGATCCGCATCACCTCATGGGGATCGTATTGGCACAAGATTTTGTCTTTGTCCGGCGCCCGGTCAAAAATGCGATCGCCGGTTTTGTCGCGCGCGCGGAGAATCAACGTTTCCGCCAATGCGTTGGCGTCGCCGACCTTGCGCGCGCACTGGATCTTATCCATTTCATACAGATTAATCGGCCGGTAAAAAATCTCTATTTCACCGTCGCCAAAATCCGCTTTCACCGACTGATATGGCATCTGTTGGATCAACGCCATTAGGTTACCGTTCCTTGAGCAAGGTATCCGGTGCCACTGATAGATACTTTGTGGACGTCTTCGAGTCCGCCGGAAACCCGATAGTTATCGACAACGATCGACCCGGTAAATTCCACCTCGCCGGTCGTACTGGCGCCGGACGGATACACGCTAACGGTAACCGCGGCCGCACCCAACGCCGTCTCTAGGGCGGCCTGGCCCACGTCGGCGGCGTCGAAAATCGCCTCGACGCTAAATTTCCCGCCCGGCAACCCCAACGGGACATTTTCCTCGGCGGTGCTGTCGTACGTAGTGGTTCGAATCACACCATCGGTTACCTCGATATCGTGACTCAAAAGTTTGCCCAACGCCGACACACCGATTTCGATCGTGGCATCTTTGCCCAATTGCAGAGCCATTTTTCGTCTCCTCCGTTTACAACAGTGTTTCGGGATCCGACGCCGCAACGGCATACCGGATTGCCCACGTCAACCGAATCATTCCAACCGGTTTTTCCGAATCATCGTCATATTCGTGTTCGGTCGATTCCAACGTTATTCCCGTGGTCATTGCCGCTAACGTTGCGTCGCCCTTAATCGCTTCCTCAACTTCGACACTTGCGGCATCTAGATCATCATCCAATTCGTCGCTTTCGCCCTGCATCCGAACCACGGTATCCACCGAACAAACACGGATTTCGATTCCGTCGTATGTATGCCCTTGTTCGCCATCTAGATATTCCGCGGCGTCGGCCGGATGGACGGAAATATTCGGCAATCTATCGGCGTCGTACGGCCCATCTCGCAACACAAACACGTTTGCACCGGTTGTCGTTAACCCGGTGACCGCGGCCCGCACGCGCGCGCGGATCTGTGTTCTAACGTGCGCCACGGCGTTTAATCCTCCGTTTAAATTCGTGTTCGAATCGCTTTTTAAATTCCTTTGGTCCCACCGTCCGCACCGTGTTTTTCACAACACCCGGCGCCCATCTGGCTATCTCAATCTTGGCCACGGTTAGACTTTTGCCGTCGCGAATGTATGCCGTTTGGCCATATCGCCGGCGGCCAACAAATGCATCCGAATACCGATGTTTGCGAAACCGCACGCCGCGTTTAGTCGTCGAAAGTTTGGTTTCTTTTAGTTGCGTGCCGCCTGGATTCAAATGCCCATACCGGAAATAGATAGCTATTCCGTCGCGCTTTTTACTGTACCCGCTACGGCCGAACCGACTATGGCGGTTTCGCTTCTTATCCGACCCGTATTCGACCGTGCCGCCCTGTACCATCCACTTTGGCACACCGGCACCCTTGGCCACCTTGGTCGCCGCACGCGTGACCACGGTGGCCCCTGCGCGCACAAATGCGGATCGTTTGGCCGCCGGTATATCGGCTTTCTGGATTTTCCGCAATTTGCGGAGAGCCCCTTTGGCGTACACCTTGGCTGCAATCCGGATCCCCACTATGCCGTCTCCAATTCCAACACCGTCAAACCGGCACCGTCCGGTTGTATACTCCGTATCGTATAGTTTTGCCCGCCGGCCACGACCGCGGCCGTTCTGGATACCCCGACCATGGCCGACGTCAAAACCGTTAGAATTGGCCGATTGCTTTCGATGCCCTCGATGGATACAAATGGCCGCTCCAATATGCCATAGACGGTTGCCCCGGCGATCGTCACGGTTTCGCCTAACATCTTAATCCCATCGGACAATTCTTGGTCGGTGCCGATCATTTCTTGGTTGCCTTCTTTTTCCGCGGTCGGCCGACCTTCTTTTTGGCCGGCGGTGCCGGCTCATCGCCGATCGGATCGGCGGCCGGATCTCCGGTCACCCATTGGATCGAATCAATAGCGGCGGCCTCGAGGTTATCGCCGGCATCGTCGGCATCGCCGGCATCGTCGGCATCGCCGGCATCGTCGGC